TGGTGTTCCTCCTTGGTTATGTTGATTACCATAAGTATTATAAGAAGTTTGAATCCATTGTCCGGGAGATGTGTCTACGAAAGTATTAAAAAATTCTGGCTCGGCTACGATCACCTGTACTACTTTGCCGTCCACAACCTTAGCAAAATGACTCATGCTGTGTAGCTCCCTGATGCAGTAAATGTAAGAATTGTATTTGAACCACTTGTTGTGACTGTTGGGCTTCCTGTAGTTGTGCCTGTATATTTAGAAGTAGGCATTGAAATAATAACTACACCTGAACCACCATTACCACCTCTACCAGAATACGGTGATCCAGCTCCACCACCAGAACCTGTATTAGCAGTTGCATTTCCGCCAGCACCTCCGTTTGAGGCTCCGCCAGTACCGCCTCCTGCTGATCCAGCTCCTCCAGTACCACCTGCACGATATTCACCATATCCGCCACCACCTCCAGCACGGCTTACAGCTGATCCAGTAATGGATGATGAAGTTCCAGCTCCACCTGTCGCTCCATTAGCTGTAGTAGGAGCTGCTCCAGCTCCGCCAGAGCCTCCGCCAGAAGCACCTCCATTTGGATATGTGCTACCTGCTCCTCCGTTATTCCCTTGTCCAGAAGTTCCTGTACCAGCAGCACCACTACCGCTTCCACCGCCACCACCGGAACCACCGTTTAAACCAGCAGTTGATCCTGCAGTTGCAGAACCTCCACCACCTCCAGCCGTAGCAGTTAAACCAAATGCTGTAGTATCATTACCAGATGCTCTTCCAGTAGTAGTTCCTGTACCACCAGCTCCGATAGTGAAACTATAAACAGTATTTGGAGTTAAACTTGTTGTTCCAGAACGATAACCTCCTGCACCTCCTCCACCGCCAGCATTACCGCCTCCAGCACCACCTCCAGCAATCATAACATAATCTACATTATATGGGGCTAAGGTATTACCAATCGTAATTGATCCAGTACCATTAGTAATTGAAATACCATCACCAGCAGTTAAAGTCGCTTTTGTTAAAGTATTTCCAGTGGTGTTTCCAATTAATAATTGTCCATTGGTATAGCTTGTCTGTCCTGTTCCTCCGTTAGCAACAGCAACAGTTCCAGTTACATTAGAAGCTGTGCCTGTAGTATTTTGATTAAGAGTTGGAACATCGGCAGCCTGAATTGCTGACATTACTACATTAGTACCATTACCTCTTAAATACTGACCACTTGTAACAGCACCAGCTAAAGAGTTAATAGCTGTTTGTTGAGTAGTTTGACCTGTACCACCATTAGCAATTGCTACTGTACCAGTTACATTGCTTGCAGTTCCAGTTGTATTCTGGTTAAGAGTTGGAATATCTGCTGCAACAATTGCTCTAAATGAAGGAGTTCCAGCAGTTCCATTTGGAGCAGCTAAAAAGTTATTAGCTGTTTTGCTTGCGTATGGGTTTTGTGTATCACCATAACCGCTTGATAAACTAATCGCTGGTGTTGTTCCACCACTAGATGAAACTGGAGATGTCCCAGTAACGCTTGTAACAGTTCCGACGCTTGTTGATCCTCCTAAACTTACTGAATTTCCATTAATAGTAATGCTAGAATTACTTAAAGAATTATTGCCTATGTTAGAGAGTGTATTGTTTGCTCCGCTAATAGTTTTGTTTGTAAGTGTTTGAGAATCAGAAGTGCCAACTACTGTGCCAGAAGGAGCAGTCTTAGTAGCCCAAGTATCCAAGTCAGCATCCCATGCTTGTACATTACTACCGATAGCTACACCTAAATTAGTTCTAGCTGTAGCAGTATTATTTAAATCGGAAAGATTGTTAGAAGCAAGTAAAGCACCAGATAAAGAAGCGTAAGCATCTAACCAAGCAGAACCACTCCAGACTTTCATCTCATTAGTGGTTGTGTTAAAATACAAAGCACCAGTTAGTAGCGTATTACCGTCATTGTCTACAGACGGCGCAGAAGACTTAGCTCCTAAGTAACGATCATCGAATGAGTCGTAGGAAGCTGCAGCATTTGCTTCTGAGGTTGCAGCAGCCGAAGCTGAGTTACTTGCGTTAGTAGCTGAGGTAGACGCTGCAGAAGCTGAGTTGCTGGCATTCGTAGCTGATGTTGAAGCAGCACTTGCAGAGTTACTAGCATTGGTAGCTGAGGTAGCTGCATTGCTTGCAGAGGTAGACGCAGCAGAAGCTGACGAAGCAGCATTACTTGCTGAGGTTGAGGCAGCAGACGCAGAAGCAGCAGCATTGGTCTCTGCAGTCTCCGCATTAGTCTCAGCAGTCTGAGCTGCAGTAGCTGAGTTAGACGCATTAGTCGCTGAAGTTGCTGCTGCGGAAGCACTGTTACTTGCATTCGTAGCAGATGTTGCTGCAGCGGATGCAGAGTTAGAAGCGTTAGTCGCAGAAGTAGAAGCTGCTGAAGCAGAGTTTGCAGCATTAGTCGCTGAAGTGGACGCAGCAGATGCACTGTTGGAAGCATTAGTTGCGGATGTAGAAGCGTTGCTGGCTGAAGTTGAAGCAGCCGACGCAGATGATGCAGCATTAGTAGCAGATGTTGAAGCGTTACTTGCAGATGTTGATGCAGCACTGGCAGAGTTAGCTGCATTAGTTGCAGCAGTTTCTGCATTTGTCTCTGCTGTCTCTGCATTTGTTTCTGCAGTTTCAGCATTAGTTTCTGCTAGTTCAGCAGCAGTCTGAGCTGCCTCTGCAGCAGCTTGTGCAGCAAGTGCAGCGTCTTTTGCTTGTACAGTTATTATTGCTTCGCTAGAAGCATCGTTTACAGCGTCACCAGTACCGCCGGGTCCTCGGTAGATTCCCATCTAAACAATCTCCTTATTTGTTTAAATACACTCAGTGAATGCACTTAAACAAAACTCCCTAGCCGAAGCCAGAGAGTCTTGAAGCCAATATTAGGCGTTTACTGCGAGAACAAAACCGGTCTCAGGACGCAAGGTCTTAACACCGAAGAGTGTGTCAGCAGTGTACAGCGTAGAGAGATACTCTTGCTTGTACTGGGTCTGCGAACGAACACCGAGTTGCTCAGCTAGAACCATCGTATCACGATGAGCCAAAATAGCTGCTTTGATGTCGCCGCCAGCGGTTGCTGTGTTTTGAGCATCGGTCTCGATGATTGGGCTGTTGCTGGTTACATAGATGTCGATACCATAGAGCGTACCGATTTGACCGTTCTGAACACCACGACCATCAACGAAGTCAGAGCTGTTGTAACGATCAATACCCATGATAGCTGCACGGAGTGATGGGGGAATCGCAAAGAAACGATTGTCCATTGGAGTGTCAGCGTCGTCCATCAACTTGATCAACGAACGGAAACCAGCGTCAGTGAACACATCGGCAGGAACTACGGTGTCTTCTGCATAAGCAGTTAAACCAGTAGAAGCGTCGATATAATAGCTGTTGCTGTGTGTCCAGTCGTTTGTACCATTACCGAAAGTTTGACCTAAGGTAAACAAGGTGTCGTCAACTTTCTTAGCCAAAGCGTAACCAGCGTCATCCGTGTAGAAACGACGGAGTGAAGCCAATGCTTGAACTTCGACGATGTCCTCGATGAAGCGTGAGTACTCGAAGTGCTGGTCGATCGAGACTAATACTTCGGTCTCGGTGTCGGCTTGAATGGTAACGGTGGTGTTTGCAGCCTTAGCGGTTGCAGTGCCACGAGTTGGCTTAGGAATATGAAGAGTGTCACCCTTCTTACCACGCATAGACATCTTGTTAACCAAGTTAGCCAATACGAGGTTCTTTTTGTATGCAGCTACAACTTCGTCACTCCAAATTTCTGGAATAAACTTGTCTGCATTAGTTTTGTTGACGATAGAACTACTACCACCGGGATATGCTGCTGTTGCCATTTTATAAATCTCCTAAATTAATAAGTTTAACGGACTCGTCCTTCATTATAGGCAGCAAGAATTTCGTCTTGCAAAGCCATGTAACGATCAGGATCTGTCATTCTCAGTTTGATAAGGTCAGCTCTTCGATAAATCTTTCTACTAGCTTCTCCTGTACCGCCTGTATCTACTGCTGCAGCTTTCAAAGCAGTTTCTTGAGCTTTAGCTTGTGTTGCTGCTGCTTGTACTTGTTTCTCATTAGACTGAACTCCTTTGATTGCCTTGTAGGTACTCAATAGTTCATCTGCAGAGTTAAAGTCAAACTCAGCGTCAGCTTTTGTAAACAAATCGACACGAATTGGGCTTGCTTTGACCCATTCATGGAAGTCTGCGTTTTGCGCTATGTCCATGAAGTCCGGATGCTTAGACTGCAGTTTCTGTGCAGTTTGCATTCTCTTTAGTTCGAGTGCTGCTTGTTTAG